ACCCAATCTAAGACATGTTTTTGTAACACGCCAGTTGTTTAATATGTTGTCAGGTCTTTCCCACTTACCACTTTCATCGTGAACTAATAAGTTTAATTTTTCACCATCATAGCTATTGTCACCTGTATTTTTCCAATCAATTGTTGTATCTAAACCTTGTATATCTTCTAGCTTTTCGTTAGCTGTAATCTTTTTTCTTGTAAACTTACTAGCAGGTACTCTATACGCAAGTTCAGACTTTGGTCTATCCATACCATCTTGAATAGGTTTAAAGAAAAATGGGTAATTAATACTAATAGGCACTACTTTGTCAGTAAACATTTTCTTTGCATCAGCACCTGTTTTAGATAGTATCCCATATCTACTATCACTCGCTAATGTAGCTAAATTAACTGTTTCAGCGCTTGACATGAAAGAAAAGCCAGAACGACGGTTTTTAAGGTATGACATACCATAACATCTTTTGTCTGCTTTACAAGCTTCCCAGAATATATAGAATAATCTGTTTGCCTCTCTAAAGTCTGGTGCACCAACATCTATTTTACTCCACTGTAGATACATGTAATGTGTACCTGTTATATATGTTGGTTTACCTTTATTAGTAAACCAAAAGCCTTCATCTCTTCTTTTAAACTCTTCATCTATATAATCATACCACTGTTCTTTTTGCTCTTCAGGGTATGATCTCCAGTCAAATATGTTTTTTAAACGCTCTAAATCTTTCGGTTGCTTAAATCTTACCCACTTATTTAGCTCATGTGCGTACACTCGCACTGGTTGTTTCGGCAGCGCAATACGCAAATTTTGTATTTCAACCACTTCACCAATTTGCCCAGTTTTAGAGATAACCACGACATCATGTTCTTTATCATATCCATATTTCCATTTTTTAGATTTGTTAAGCCGACTAATAGTCGTGCGTTTAATAGGTTCTATTATTTTAACTAAACTTTGCTCGTACATTATTTAGATCTACCTTCTGCGAATCCTTTAAAAGCTTTTTTCTCTGCCTCTTTAGGTGTTTTTCCCTCAAGCAAGTTTTCTTCTTCTTGGATTCTGTTAAGTATTTCAAATGCATCAAATATAGCTAATTTTTTAGTAGCTGCCGCGTTTTTTAATCTATCAGCTGATACATCATCTTCTGTGTTTGTAATAATCTTTTCTTCTGCTACCTTGATTAATTCATCAACTGCTTTTCGCCCAGCTTGGATTATACTCTTCTTCGTTTCCTTGATACTCATATTTGATTGTAATAAAATTAGATAAAACTCTATATAGTCTTTCGCCGTCAACGATAAACTCGTATTCACTATTTGGTCTAAAACCAATTAGATCATTAACTTCTACTGTACCGTCTGAATATTTAACAATACCTTGTAAAGGTTTTTCAGATTCAATATTAAATTGATCTATTGCTTTCAAAGGTTTTACAAAACAATAACCTTTTGGAGCGGTCCACTCTTTATCTTTTTTGTATAAAAAGATTTGATCGTGGTTTATAAAATAAGTGTCTTCATTAAAATAAGCTTTACTATTTTTTTCAACACCTTTTACGTTGTGCCATCTGCGAAATACGTTATGATGCACTATAACTGTATCACCAGGCTTTATATCTGTATTACCAATTATAGGTGTTGATATAACTACAGCTTCTCTATTTACATATTGATGGTTATAAATTTCAGTGTTAAGTATTAACTCTGAGTTTCCAATCTTTTTGCTATTATTATATCTTTCTCCTTTTGGCGTTACAACAAAGTTGTAAACACTTTTCATTAGTATTCTAAATTATACTCTACAGATACAGCCATGTTTTTGTTAAAGTCTTTCCAAGGCAATACATCTTTATTTTTTTTAATATAAATAGAAAACTTATCGTCTTCTTCTATTATATCGCAAATAGTATGCCCACCATAAACCTCTTGCCCAACAGCATAATGCATAGCGTCGTTTTTGTAGTCTTTACCTACACTAATCTTCCTTATTAACTTCGCCATTTTCTTTTTGATAATTTATAGTACCATCTTGAATATTAATATCAGCAGTACCGTACTCTTTTTCAAACTCTTCTTGTTTTTTAGATAAAGTTTCTTGATGCCCAGCAACTATGTGTAATAAGTGGTGTTTTTTCGTTTCTAAAATACCCATATCCATTTGAGCTCTATTTATACTATTAACAACATCTTGTATTTCTTTTAGTTGCTCTTCTGAAATTTTTTCAGGTTTTAAGTCTACGATTTCTTCTTTTTTTGTTTTTGTTTTTGCCATTTTTATTTAATTTAAGTTAATTTTAATTTGTTTTTATTTATTCTCCAAAATATACTATAACCCCACCATCAGCGTCTGCAGCTGGAGTTATACTAGTCCATCTACCGTAGATAGTTGATCCTGCAGAAAACTTAGCACCACTTATTGCTAAACCACCATCACCATGGTCGGTAGCATTTGTGCCAGACGTATCTTGCTCGTGTGCGGCTGACGCTGTGTTAGCGTACATTAAAGGATCTTCAGCAACTAGCGCCGTTGGTATGTTATCTTGTATAAAGTATATAGCCACAATAACTTTATTTGCTGGAGGTGTTACCGCTGTGTTAGCATCGCAATATGCCGATCCAGTTACGGAGCCAACCCAATCATTTTTTATCATTCCCATAATTTTATTTTTTTACTTTTTCAAATGATCGTCCGCCAAAATAAGCCCCGATCACAGTTATTAATACTAATTGAAGTAAATCAACCCACGATGATTTAACTTCAAACTTTAATGCACCAGCATCTATAAAGATTAATAGCATGGTGCATACTATTAAAAATATTAATGTCATAGGCCTAACGTTTTTACTAAGCCATGAATCTGATTTTAAATCTGCTTCCCAACGAGATGTAATGTTCTTTTCCATTTCAATCTCATAGTTAGCTATTAGTTCTTTTACTTTTCTTTCTGCTTCTAGCTTTTCTTCTTTTGATGTAGTTAAATTATCTATAACTCCACCTACGTTCTTCACTAAGTCCCCAGCGCCAGAAGAGAATATTTTTCCTATTATACTCATTTAATTTTATTTTTTTGCAAACTTTTCTAATCCGCTTATACCAAAACACCCTAGCACAACAAATACAAAAGAATCGTATACAAATTCATTAATTACCAGATCTTTACCAGTATAACCAGTGGCAAGATCCATTATCATTATTACACACATTATTGCAAATGCAATAAATCCTACTATAGATTTTTCGTTCCAGTCGTTGTTATCTTTAAATATGTTCATGACCATTGCTAATATTTGCTTCTTTTTCCCAAGGAAAATCATCATCTCCAGCAGGTTTCCATTTACCGTCTACTAATATAGAATCAACACCGTTTACGTCTTTTCTCAAAAACATATCGCCATTATATAACACATAGTCATCTGTATAAGCTAGCCTACCAATCTTCATATCAGTAGCATGTTTCATTTCGTGATTTATAACTTGTCTTTCTTCAAAGCTACCTGGTTCTATTTTATCACTAATATATATACTACCATCCATATTAGCCTCACCGAGTATTCCTTCTGCTAAAGGTTTTCTTATAACAGGTGTTCCAGGTACAGACGCATCACCACCAGCTTCTTGACCAAAACGCATTTTAGTTTTAATCTCACCTCTTGTAGCTTCTAAACCTCTATTTGTACCTAGTTTAAATCCCATTATCTATCTTTATCTTTAATCATATCATCTATAGCTTTATTGTAAACTTTGTCTGTATATGATTTGTTATTAAAAAATATACTACGATCAGATGTTGGTAAGTCTTCTTCACCTAAAAGTATTCTGTATATTCTACTTATCATTTGAGAGCATTTAAAAGAGGTTTTAAACACAGAGTACATAATAGTAGTTCTATTACGGTGTCTCCAAGTTTCTATCCAACCTGCTTTTCTAAGCCTCTCCCATCTTGCTTTATCCCACGAGTATGTGTAAACTCCGTTGATAAAATCGTTTCGTGTAAATCTTCCTTTACAATCTAAATAAATTAATAATTCTAAG